AGGTAAATACGTAGTTCACACTGATCATCATACATACACACCTAGAACTTTAAGTGTTATTATAAATCTAAATGATGAATATGAAGGTGGCGATTTAGTATTTACTGATCAAAAAGACCAAGAAATAAAAAGATTAAAATTAAAAAAAGGAACTATGGTTTTCTTTCCCAGCAATTTTATGTATCCACATAGTATTGAACCTATTACAAAAGGGACAAGATATAGTATTGTTGCATGGCTGCAGTAAAACATAGATTAATAAAAGACTTTTTTAATGTGCATGAGTTAATGTTATTGCAAAAATATTGTTATAATAAATTAGATGCAAACAATGACTATGTAATTGACACTCAATCTTTCTCACCTGCTTGGTATAAAGATTCTTTAATGACAGCTTTGTTAGATCTTAAATTACCAAGGGTTGAAGAAGAATGTAATTTAGAATTATTTCCTACATATGCTTATTGGAGATATTATATATTTGGTGCAACTTTAAAAAATCATTTAGATAGACCTGCTTGTGAAATATCTGTGACAGCGTGTATTAAAAAATATGATAATTGGCCTTTAATAGTTGGAACAGAAGAGATAGAACTAGAAGAGGGAGATGCCGTTATATATCCTGGATGTGATCAAACTCACGGAAGACCAGGGATGTATAAAGGTGAAGGTATGGCCCAGGTATTTTTACATTATGTAGATCAAAATGGTCCTTATAAAAACCATGCATATGATCAAATAGGAAAAACAAATGAGTGAAAAAACAGTTAATATAAATAACTTTATCGGTACATATGATAACTTTATTACTAAAGAAGAATGTAATAAAGCCATTAATATTTACGAACAACAAGATAAATTTAATAATACAATTAATAGAATGCCTTTAGAAAACTCTTCTATATTACAAAAACAAGATCAACAACTTTTTGCAGGTGCTGGTAACATAGAAATATGGTGGGAAGATTTAAAACCTATGCTGATAAATTTTGACATAGCTTGGCAACACTATGCAAAAAATACAGGTGCTCTCGATGCGTATGATGGAGGACCTTTTCATTTTACGTCTTTAAAAATACAAAAAACTTTACCAACAGAGGGTTATCATGTTTGGCATATTGAACATGGTAAAGGTTTTGAAAATGAACCTAGAGCTTTTGTTTTCTCTGTATATTTAAATGATGTTGAGGAAGGTGGAGAAACAGAATTTTTACATTTTTCAAAAAGAGTTAAACCTAAAACGGGAAGAATAGTTATTTGGCCCGCAGCTTTCCCATACGTGCACAGAGGTAATCCACCATTATCAGGTAAAAAATATATTTTAACTTCTTGGATGTTATTAAGATGAAGTATAAGATGTAGGTCTTGCACCTAATCTAGCAATTTTATCAGCTTCAGTTTCACCCTCTGGACCCTCATTAGAATCCCAATCAGCTTGTAATTGAGCTAAATGAGCCGTGTCCCATCTAGTAATAAAATCTTGAATGTCACCTAAATTAGCAGCTTCCCAAGTAGAGTGTGGAGTTTCATCTCTGTATTCTACAGTGTCAGTTGCAACTGATGTTCCATATTGAATAGCCCAGATGTTTGAAAATTTAGCTTGTCCCCAAAAAGAATCATCATTAATAATGTATGATACACCTTGGTTTGGGTGAGCACCTTCATCATAATTTTTTATAACTATTTTATCATCCATTACTACTGTCCATTTTGCGTTTGTTGCCATATTTTCTCCTTAAGTTTTTATAATATAAATTACTGCTAAGTATGGTTGTAAAACTGAAGTTGCATCACCAGAAAAAGTTGCACTCATGTTGTGAGAGTGACCTGTTCCCGAACCTGTACTTCCTGTGTTTGAGGAACCACCATGGTTTCGACCTTGTTGAATCTGAGCCGTAGGGGCTTCTGGTTGTTGACCCGTAACTTGTTGTGGTCTTGGGTGAGAGTGAGATGCAAGTTGCGCAGTTGTTAAAGTTGCATTCGCTGTAGAACCACCAACGTTTCCTGATGAAGCAACTGTGTTTGCTCCACCCGTTGATGCTAAAGCTTTAGTTCCAGATTTTCCTACTGCTACGTTATCTTGTAAATCAGGTAATCCAAAAGTAGATGCACCATCTCCAGCTCCATAAGTTGTACCTATGATTGCAAATAATGCAGAATAAGTTGATCTTGAAACGTTTGCTCCATTACACTCTAAGAAACCTGTTGGCACTGAAGAAGAAGACCATGGTACAATAGTAGCCGTAGGTATACCTTCGATACCTGTAAGGTTTGCTCCGTCGAAATCGTATCTTGTTGCTTCGTAATTTGCCATATTTTATTTCTCCTTAAATGTCCAACCTGTTGTAGCATCTCCTGAAAAAACTAAACAGAAACCAGCACCTTGCGTATTAACCGTAAGATCAGCTGCTGAGTTAGCTATATTAGATCCATTTCTACCAACAGTCAATGCGTTACTATTAAAATCATAACCCTGATCCACAAATGAAACTTCATCCCCTGTTGCAGGCGATGCTGGAAGCGTAATTGTTACTCCTCCACCATTTGTATTTACTAAAAGTTGAGCTCCAGCTTGTACTGTTTCAGCCGCTGAAACTACTCTCCAGTTTCTTTGTTCAGATAATTTTACAACGTTTGTACCATCAGAATATAATACGTAGTTATTACCTTCACATAAAAGCACACCTGTGCCTGATGCTGTTTTAAAAGTTAAAGTATTTCCTGCATGATCACATGCGTTTTGAACATTGTAAACTTTTTCAATTCCATCTGGAATGCTGACTGTTCTAGTTCCAGCTAAAGTTCCTGTTAATTTAATAACATCGTTTTTACCATTTGAAACTGCACCATTAGTAAATGTTAAAGTTCTGTTAGCATTGGTTAAATTAAATGTTGTAAAACCACCAATAGCTTGTTCTAAAATTAATAAGTTTGTGTTTGTAATTTGACCCCAAGTTCCCGAGTTTTCACCGGTTGCTTGTACTGTAAGCTTTAGGTTAGCAGATGTTGAATTCGCCATATTTTATTCCTTGTGTATTCATTTTATTAAAATATTGAGTTTGTGTCAAACTCTTTATGCAGCCACCTCTCGCCATCCTGGAGGTGTTATAGGCGCTGAACCTGTATCAACTTCGTTCCAGATCAGAGCATTACCAGATCCTTGGTTTATAGTCAAGCTTAAACCTGTAACTTGTATATCAACATGAATATTAATATTAAATGCTGAAGATAGTTGATTATTTAAAGGTAAACCAGTTACCGCTACTTCTTGACTAGGTACTGCTGTAACTGTTCCTAAACCTGCAGTTAATGCTATTCCTGTAGGAGATGCACCTGCTCCAGCTAGACCTAAAGC